AGATCCACAGGGTGAAGATTATATTACAGAGTGTGTGCATTGCGGAAGTTACTGCACAGATACATATTGTTCAATTGAATGTAAAAAATATGATACAGAATGATACATAAGATACTACCAACAGGACTGCACTCAATTACAATAGGTAAGCAAGTGCATATTTACACCGAAAAAGAATACCAGCATTTAACATGGTGGGAATTAGTAAAACTAAAATATTTTAAAGATGAAAAATAAATCAGAAGAAACAAGCATGAAAGCGATAGTTTACACCGCAGTAGGTGCAGCTATAATAGTATTAATTTTAAACGTTATAAATCTGTTTTTGATATGAATATAATTTGTAATTACATACCTACTAATTGGCAACCAAACGATACTAAAGCCATTAACAAGTGGTTTAAGAAAATTCAAAAACATTTAAAAACAGAAACAATAAAATTTAAAGATTATGAGTAAAGACTTATTTTTACAAATGCGAGAAGCGGAAATAATGACCGATAACTTTTTGCCAACTAAAAAAGAGATTAAGTTAAATGCCGAAAAGTTTGCAACTGATCTAATTGATTCAGGTGAAATTAACTTAACTGAAACTTTTGCACAGGCGTTAAGACTAAACGAAGCCTTAACGGTTATAACGGATAAACTTAAACAAGCAATGCCAGATGAAAACTTTGAAGGTTTTGGTTTAAAAGGAACTTTTAAAAGTGGCGGTGATACTATTAATTATAAAGATGATGCTTACTGGTCAGATTTAAAAAATCAATTAACAGAGCGTGAGGAGTTATTAAAGTTAGCTTTAAATAGCGATAAAGCAATTTATGATGAAGAAGGTGTAGAAGTGATGAAAGTATCTACAACGCCACGAAAATCAAGTTTAACAATTAACTATTAATATTATGAATAAAGAAAAATTAACAGTACTTTATAGAAAGTATGAATTAACAGCAGATGATGTTTACAAGCATCAGCATTATCTTATTATAACACGATCTGGAATTGATAAAATACAAGCAAAAGAAAAAATCTTTATTAATTACGAAGTTATAAAATGCGAAAGTAATTTTTGTGTAGTTAAGGCAAACGCAAGCAAAGAAGATGCTAAAATACAAACTTTTGGTAGTGCTATAAAAGGTGCTGATTTTAAAAGTGGAAATTGTAATACCTGGTATGTTATGGAAATGGCAGAAAAACGTGCTATGAGTAGAGCAGTATTAAAACTAACTGGCTTTTATGAACTGGGTGTGTTTAGTGAGGATGAATCAGAAGATTTTAAACGTGGATAAGATACTAGAAAAAATATCAGACATTATAGAAACATACGAAAGCGGTGCTTTTAAAGACTTACACGTTATGCACAGGGAATTAACGGCTAATATGTATTATTTAACTAACGAGCAAGTTAAAGCACGTTCTAAATGGTTAGAAGTGTATTATAATTGTAAATCTAGTGTAAATGCAGTAAAAGAACGTGATGCAGATAAACAAGTGCCAGAACTTTATATGTGTAGAAAAATATATGAAGCTGCAAAAGGTGTAGCAATATCAATGTCATTAGAAATTAAATTAAATTAAAATGTTTTTAAAAGTATTATCATTAGTTGAAAAAGGATACAGCATAAAAAAAGCAATTAAATTATGTAGTGGATTAAAAAACAGAGGTAACTTTTATAAAAATCTAACCGAAAAGCAAAAGCAAATATTAATAAGAAGTAAACTTATTAATTTTTCTTATTTTAAATATGATGATTCACTTGAAGAACAAATTAAGCAATGCAAAAACAATATTCAAAAAAACAATTAAATTATGAAGAAAGTATTAGTATTATTATTAGCAGTTTTAGCCTTGAACTTATCAAGTGCGCAGGGAAAGGGAGTTTATCTTAATGGTAAAAAAATCAACACCACTAAAGTAAATTCAATAAAAGCATCAGCAGGAGCATCTATGTTTATTGTAGGTATAGGTAGTATTAAAACAAGGGCTATAATATCTGGTAAAACTTCAAGAGATGTTGTAGATGCTAAAGAGTTAAACTTTGAATTTAACTTTGGCTCAGAGAGTAGAGATGATTTTAGCACATCATCAATCGTAACCGTAAATTCTCCAAATGATTTGTACTTATTTAAACTTAAAACTAAGAAAAATAGTAGAGAATTATTAGTGGGTACAATGGGTACTTTCTCAGGAGCAAGTGTTGGATTAAATAGCGACGATGCAATACAGTATGATTACTCAGAGTTATCTACTGGAGTTTATGAAGTAACACTACCAAGCAATTTACCAAACGGTGAATACGCTTTTGTGTCAAATCAATGGATGGGAGTAGCAAGTTTGCTCTGGACATTTACTGTAGAAAACTCAGACTACATATCTCCATTAGAGCAATCTAAAATAGATAAAGCTAAAAGAAAAGCTACAAGAAAATCAAAAGGAAACAATTAAATAAATAATAACATGAGTAACACAAAAACAGGTGAAATAATAGAAATTTTACCAACAGAAACAGGAACTAGTAAAGCTGGTAAAGATTGGAAAAAACTAACTTTTGCTATTGATACTAAAGAACAATACAATAATATTATAGCGTTTGAACTATTTGGTGATGAGAAAGTAGATAATTTTCTTAAATACAATTCAGTAGGTAAAACAGTAGACGTAGAATTTAATCTATCTTCTAACAAATGGAAGGATAAATACTTTACTTCTGCTAGTGCATGGAAAGTAACTAAAGCAAATGATACGCAAACTGCAATATCACAAGCTGCTGAAGTTATAGATGCAGCATTTCCACCAGCAGATAATTTAAACGAACCACAAGACGATTTACCGTTCTAAATGAACACTTACAGCGATAGCAAAGGCAAACGTTATACTACGCCACAAATAGAGCGCAAGATTAAAAAGAGTGCTTTAGAACTGTTAGAAATTCAGTTTATAGAGTATGGGTATAACTTTTGCCAACGCTGTAAAAGAAATGACTGTAAACCAATAGATGTATCTCATAACATTTCACGTAAACAAGCTAAAGAAGATGGTATTGTTGAGGTGTTATGGGATTATGATAATTTAGAAATACTTGGCAGAAGATGCCACCAGATAAAAGATAAATTGATATGAAAATAACAAACGAGGATAATATGGAATTAATGGCAAGGTATGAAGATAATTACTTTGACCTTGCAATAGTTGACCCACCCTATGGTTTAGGAAAAGCTGTTGTAAATAGTGGTGGAAGATTTAAAAGATATGAAAACAAAAACGGTAATTGGGATAATGAAACTCCGACAAAAGAATATTTTGAAGAACTTTTTAGAGTTTCTAAAAATCAAATTATTTGGGGTGGAAACTATTTTAACCTACCCACCAATAAATGTTTTATAATTTGGGATAAAGGACAACCCGAAGGTATATCTTTTGCTATGGCTGAGTATGCTTGGGCTTCATTTGATAAGGTAGCACAAATATTTAAACATAGAACTCAAGGGCAAAAGCAAAGATTTCACCCAACCCAAAAACCTATAAAACTTTACGAATGGATTTTGATTCATTACGCTAAAGAAGGTGATAAGATATTAGACACGCATCTTGGAAGCGGCTCAATAGCCTTAGCGTGCCATAATTTAGGTTTTCCGTTAGTAGCTTGTGAACTTGATAAAGAGTATTACGAAAGTGCTTTAAAACGCCTTAAACAACATCAACAACAAATTAGAATGTTTTAATATGATAGTACTAAATTTAAACGTTAAGCCCATGAGCGTAAATAAGGCTTGGGCTGGAAGAAGATTTAAAACACCTGAATACAAAAAGTACGAATCTGCTTTACTTCATCTATTACCGAATGTAGAAATCAATTTTAAAGGCAGTTTAAGCATAGATATTGACTTTGGGTTTAGTAACAGTACAAGCGATATAGATAATCCATTAAAACCGATATTAGACATCTTACAGAAGAAGTATGGGTTTAATGATCGAGATGTTTACGAATTACACGTAAAAAAGAAGTTAACCAAGAAAAAAGAAGAATACATATTAATTAAAATCAAAGAATTATGAGTTATTACAACACTACACAAGAATCTGGCAAACCGTTAAAAGTTTACGTAGAGAAAGCAAGAACGCAAGACCAAATTGTTAAAGAATTGGTAGATAAATTAAATAGACCGTTTAGCTTTAAGGACATCTACAGGAAATATCCTATACAGAACACACCTATTACAAGCATAAGACGATCCTTAGACACGCTTAAAAAGTCTGGTTACATAGAAGAGACAGGTGAAAAAGTTATTGGAATTTTTAGCAGAAAAGAGTTGCAATTACGAAAAAAATAGTTATCTTTGGGTTATAGTTCGTGGGAGGAACTAATACGAAAACATTGGATTAAACCTTTACCTAGTAGCACTCCCACTGCGAACGGTAAAGGTTTTTTTTATACACTATGGTAGAAGATTATCAAGAGAATTATATAAGTGGTTGGATAAAACTACACAGGTCAATTATTAATCATTGGATTTTTAAAGACGAACATAAATTAAAAGCATGGATTTGTATTTTATGTGAAGTAAACCATAAGCCAAAAAAAATAATATTAGGTAATAAATTATTGAATTGTGACAGAGGTGAAAGTTTAAAATCTTTAGATACTTGGGCTAAATTATTTGGCTCAAATTGGAATAAAAGTAAAGTAAGGCGTTTTTTTAAACTGTTAGAAGATGATAACATGATTGTAACAAAGAATGAAAATAAAACGACACGGTTAACAGTACGTAATTACAGTACTTATCAAGATAATCGAAACGATGATGAAACGCAAGTGAAACGCAAACGAAACGCAAGTGAAACGCAAACGACACCAAACAAGAATGATAAGAATATAAAGAATGATAATAATGATGATGATGGAGTATATATCAACATCGACATTTTGATGGATAATTATTTAAAAGATGAAAGAACTATAAACGCAGTTTTAAAAAACGGTTTAAAAGGTAAAACTCTAAATAATCTAAAAACACTTTTAGAAGAATTTAATCAACATCTTAAAAGTAACGGCACACATTTAAAAACAAAACCAGATTACGCTAAACACTTTTTAAGCTGGTCTAAAAAACAAAAATCTATAAAAGGACATAGAAACATATTAAAAACTAATTAAATGGAAAAAATAGAATTAATTAATACAATGCTTGATGAAGTAGAATTTAGAACTGATATGGTTTTAAAGAATAAAAACGAAGTGGCTTTAAGAATTAGTGATTTAACTACAGAAATGGGTTTTACTGAAAACACTTTTAAAATTGCTATATTAAGAGGTTCTTCTGGTAAATATGGCGTGAGTTATAAATTAAATACACAAGTTATTTGTTCATGGTTGTATAGTTACAAAAATGATAATAAAGGGCAACTATGAAAAAACTAGATTTAAAAGATTTTATAAATAACGACATTGCAGAATTTAAACCATCTGATGCATTATCTGATTTATATATTGATCCTCTTAAAAAAATAGAACATCAACCAATAGCTATTAGTGCTGGTTATAAATTTGATTGTCACGTGCCAATAGTTACTTATGGAAATTTCTCATGTATTGTTGGTGCATCAAAAAGTATGAAATCATTTTTTAAATCTGCTTTACTTGCGTGTTATATTGGTGGTGAAGCACAAACATATTTTAGCGACATAAAAGGGCATGATACAAAAGATAAATTTATAATTGACTTAGATACTGAACAATCAGAATATCATTGTCAAAAAGCATCTAAACGTGTTATTGATATGGTTGGAATAAATTACGAAAAATATAAAATGTTTGCATTGCGTAGTTTAGAACCTAAAGAGCGTGTTCAGTTTTTAGAGTATTTATTTAATGAATCGGAATATAAAAATAAAATTGGTTTATGTAGTATAGATGGTGTTGCTGATCTTATAGAAAACGTTAACGATTTAGATAAATCAAATATGATAACGCAAAAGTTAATGAAATTATCAGCAGATAACAATACAGCTTTATTAACTGTATTACATAGAAACTTTGAAAGCGATAAACCCACAGGACATTTAGGTAGTGCAATTCTTAAAAAAGCTGAAAGTGTTATATTTGTAGATAAAAATGATGATATAGTAACTGTTAAGCCAAAATACACAAGAAACATTCCTTTTGATGGGTTTACATTTTCACTTAACAACAAACAATTGCCAGAGCAATTAGATAATATATTTTAACATGACAATAAAAAAAGCCTTAGAACATTTTGAATGGAAGTTATCTAATCATTGGAAGCCAACGCCTAAAGATGTTGAAGCATATAATGAAATAGTTAGCTTTACAGAACAAAAGTTAGAAGAACAGTACAACGATAATCAGTTGTTAGGTAAATTGTATATTACGTTTCTTGGTGAGTTAATTAAGTTTTATGATACTACTTACGATGATAAAACGCCGCAAATAGCTTTACATAAAATACTAGATACACCTATAGAACTGATTATACAGAAATTCATAGATAAGTGTAACCTACAGGAACAAACAATAGAACATCGTAAAAAGAACGGTATTAAACACCCTAAGCAGGTAGATACATCAGATATAGACCCATTTGCAGAAGCATTAACATACGATGAAGCAGTAGATAACTTAACAAGCCTTATAAACATGGCATTAACTAAATATAAATAAAAATCATATAATAGAAGAATTTTCATTAAATTGCAAAAAACCATGAGAATAACACCAGCAGAAATAATTGAAATAATAAAAAGAGAATTTAGTGTTGATATTACAATAGATAAAAGAAATCAAGAACATACCGATTTAAGAAGTCTGTATTTTTATTTATCTCAAAGATATTGCAAATTTAATACTTTATCTTATATTGGTAATCTTGTAAATAGAGACCATTCTAACGTAATAACAATGACTGAAAGAACTATAAATAGATTAAATACTAAAGGTTATGAAAACTTAAAAAGTAAGTTTGAAATTTTAACTACTATTATAGAATCTGAATACAAAGATGATTTTAGTGTTAAATATGCAATAAAAATACAAGATTATTCATATCTTAGATTACAAACTGCATTAATAAAGGCTTTAGAATCAAATAATATAAAAAGAGAAAAACTAAAAAAATATGAACATAGCAACGGAATATAAAAACAATAACCTGTATATTAACGGTCTTAATCTGGGTGAGTATAATGAGCAAGATTTAAAACAACTTGTTATAGACTTAGACCATATCGCTCATCATAAACACAATATACAAGATACTATTAAAGACCATTTTAAAATAAATATTAGAGATATAGACTTAGGACAATGGGAAGTATCGCAAATAAGACAAGTTATAGAAACTATTGATAGAATATAACTACTATTAACAACACATAAATATTTAAGTATGAAAAAAACAATTTTAATACTAGCAACACTATTAGCAGTAAGCTGTAGTAAAGATGAAGTTAAACAAGAAACAACAACAGTAGAAAATTGCGGTGCTGTGGAATCTAAACAATGGGTAATAACTAATCCGGAATGTCAATATCAAATTAACTTTAGGAATGTAAACAACCAGCTGCAAACAGTTTGTGTTACAGAAGAAAAGTTTATAGACGCAGAAGTAGGTGATATATTCTGCTACGGTGAAACAATAATAAATAATTAAAAAAAATTTATTATATTGCGTAAATGTTAGAAACATTATCACAGCGAGATCAAGAATGGCGTGAAATGGCATTTAAAATTTGTAAGTGCCGCACACTATCTGACGACTTAGTTAATGATATGTATCTAATCGTAATGAATAAAGAACGGTTTAACAAAGCATATATTTACAGAACGTTAAAAGGTCTTTATCTGGATTATTTAAAAAACAACAATAAAACAGTATCTATAACAGACTTTCACTATTTAGAATATGAAGAATGTCATAGAACTGCTAAACGTTTTGAATTATTAGATATACTAAAAGATGTATCTTTCTTTGAGCGTGAAGTATTATTACAAACTCATGAGAAAAGTTTACGTAAATGCCAGGAAGATACTGGTGTGCATTATGGCGTATTCAATTATCACAAAACTAAAGCACTTAATAAACTAAAAAAAAAGTATGGAAGAACCAAAAGATAAACGGACTAAGGAATACAAAGAGTGGAAGAAACACCAAAAGAAACTACAAAAAGCTATTGATAACGATACAGCTTATGTAGAACGTGGTGCTGGTGATATTGTAGAACAATTTACAGAAAAAACTGGAATTAAAAAAGCAGTTAAAGCTGTATTTGGTGATGACTGCGGATGTGAAGAACGTAAAGCTAAACTAAATAAAGTAAAAGGTTTACGCACAAGATTTAAGATAGTAGGATGCTTTACAGAAGATACTTATAAAACCTGGACTAACTTTAGAAAAGAAAATCACGGTAAAATAACCTATGATCAGCAGATTAAAATTATCATACCAATATACACTCAATTATTTGCACGTAAATTTAAGCCGTTAACGTGCTGCGTAGAGCCATTTATAAACGATATTAACGCAGTTTACGATAAATATTAAAAAATTTAATATATGTTAAGTGATAATGTCTATATAATACAAATGGGTAAATATTTTAAAATAGGAGTTTCTAAGGATTCAAAAAAAAGACTTAGTTATATTGATGGAACACTACTACCAGAAAAACCTTATCTAATATATGAGTTAAAAAATAAAGAGGCTTATATAAAAGAATTACAACTACATGAAGAATATAAATTATATCGAGTTCGTGGTGAGTGGTTTGATTTTGATAAAAAAACCTTATTAGAATTAGTTAGTAAACATGAGTTTATAAAAATTAAAAACCCAATATTTAATTTTGACGATGAGAATAAAATAGACAGAAGATTAAAAACTTATTTTAAAAAAGAAGCAATAGAAAATAAAAGATTAAAAAAAGAGTTTGTTGATTACAAAAAAAAGTTTTACACTAAAGTAGAAAAACCCTTTATAGACTATATGCTTTACATGTTTAAAAAACGAATACGAAAAGAAGATTTAAACATATTTGATATGTCTAAAGAAATAACTATCGAAATAAAGACTGATCAAGGTGAATATTCTATATTATATAAAAACGAATAATTAATTAATTAATTTTTATTAAATATGTCAGATGGTAGAAAAAATAACGGAGGTCACAGTACTAAAGGTTTTGCAGGTCGTAAACCTAAAGCAGAAGAACAGGAACTAATAGAACGACTAACACCTTTAGATAATGATGGTTTTAAAGCGTTAAGCAATGGGTTAAAAGAAGGGCAATCATGGGCGGTTAAACTATTTATGGAATATAGATTTGGAAAACCAAAGCAATCAACAGATATTACTACAAACGGTAACGATGTAAACATATCACCGATTGAATGGGTGAAATAAAAATACATGAGGCATATCAGCCTTTAACAACTTCAGATAAAAGGTATTTCTTTTTAACAGGTGGTAGAGCATCTTTAAAATCTACTACTATACATGATTTCGCATCACGTTTAACTTACCAAAAGAATCATGGTATATTAATAACTCGTTATACAATGGCGAGTGCTGAAAAATCTATAATACCAGAGTTTGAAAACATAATACAATTAAACAATTCTTACAAAGACTTTAAAAAGTCTGGCACTAAATACACTAATAAACACACAGGTTCTTTTATATTATTTAGCGGTATAAAAACTAATAGTGGTGATCAAACTGCTAACTTAAAATCTTTAGCTGGTATTACCACTTGGATAATAGACGAGGGTGAAGATTTTAAAAGTGAAACTACATTTGATGATATAGATGATAGTATAAGAGGTGCTATAAATAAAAATAGAATTATTTGGGTGCAAAATCCTTCCACAAAAGAACATTGGATTTATAAAAGGTGGGTAGAAAAACACATTAACTATATTGATATAGAGGGCGAACAAGTTATAGTATCAAAACACCCAGATGTAGAACCAATACACACTACTTATCATATCGCTGAAAAGTTAGGTTATTTATCAAAATCATTTTTAGATAAAGTAAAGAAAACAAAATTAAATGACCCTAAAAGATATTATCACAAATATTTAGGCGGTTGGCTAGAACGTGCAGAAGGTGTTGTTTTTGAAAATTGGAAGTTTGGCGAGTTTAACCCAAATCAATTACAAACATCTTGCGGCATGGACTTTGGATTTAGCGTTGATCCAGATACCTTAACGGAAGTTGCAATAGATAAGAAGCGTAAAAAGATATACCTTAAAGAACACATCTATCAAAACGGATTAAAGACTAACGACCTGGCTAAACTTATATTAGCTAAAGTAGGGCGTAAGCATATCATATCAGAAGTAGATCCTAGATTAGTTGCAGACCTTAGACATCGTGGTGTTAATATAGTAGCACATAAAAAAGGTAAGATTGAAACAGGTATTACTATTATGTTAGATTATGAAATAATAGTAGAGCCTAATAGCCACAACATAGCA